ATGCAGACAACATGCTCGGTTATTTTCCCATCAGTACCGCTACGCCAAAATACACAAACTCCACCGGTTTCAAACCCAAAGCATGCATATTTTGGAGCAGACACAACAAAATCGGGTAGCGTAAAGTTTGATAAGAGTAATTTGGACGTTCTTCGTCCATTGCCCTCTCATATGAGCGCGCAACAATTTACACCAGGAACAAACACAGAATATTCCTGGACATTTACACTTGATGACCTTGCATCTTACACCGGCACAGGTGGCGCAAGATGGATATCCGGTTCGAGAGGGTCTGGTACTTCGTTGACTGCACTTTCTTCAAGCTGGAAGCAGGTTCTCGATGAGGGCTTCAATCGATTCACAACCGTTCTTGACGGCGGTCATGACGGTTGGGACGTTTCAGAAAGAGACCCGCTCAACAACACAAGAATGGGCGATAATGAGCTTAATGAGTATGCCTATTACACAGTTAAGCGCGGCATTGATGCTTGTTCGGACCCCGAGGTCGTCGACTTTAATCTTGCAGTTGTCCCGGGCATTTCTAAACCTCAAATCACAGAGCACTTGATTAATACTTGTGAAGGTCGCGGAGACGCCCTCGCTATCAT